CGTGGTCGGAACCATATCCACAAACATTTGATAGCGTAAATCCTAGTAGAACCAAAAAAGACTAGAACATCTAGCACCTCTAAACACTTCCTAACACCAACAAACTTTCTTAATACTAAAAGAAACAAAGTTATTACATCTACTACATACCAAGCACTCTCTAAAACTTTATAGAGCAGCAAGACACTCTTAGCCTTACCTCATACCTCCAGAAAGTTTCTAAAAAAAATAAAAGCTTTCATATGATTATAAAAAATAAAAAAGGAATTTCAGATCCTTTAACTGAAACTGGCATACCTAATATTTGTAACTTATTTGATTGGCATCATCACTCACCTACTCAGTCGGTTTATCCTGACGGTAACTTTGCATACAGATATTTATTCACTCCACAAAAAATTAGAAGAACTTTTGAAGGCAATGCTAATATGGCTGCTGGTGTAGCTATCAACAATGCAATTCAATACAAGTATGCAGAAAAAATTTGGAAACTAAATCCTAATACAAAAAAGCTTTCTCCTTACGATCACACTCCACTTGAGCTGAATGTAGCAATACAAAAGGTTCAGGAGGAGTTTGAGCGTTACAAACCAGTAAACGAAAAAGATGAGATTAAATTTAATAGGTATAGAGAAACTATACCACAAACGATTTCACAGCTTGAAAAAGCTTGTGAGCTACTAGGCGTAAAAAAGAAAGTAATAGCTGAGAACGTTTTGTCATGTTCCGATCCTCGGCTGTTGCTTCCAATAGTTGGAAGAAGTGATCTAGAATATTCTTTAGAGGATCTTTCATCCACTGGTTCTTCATCCAGTGTTCCTTTCTCTCTTCTAGAGATCAAGACTAGCCACGACAGACCTTCTCGACAAAAGAAGGATGGCACCTATTCCTTTGTCAGTGCCAAAGTTCCAAATACGCCTAGTAGAAATCATTTACTCCAGGTGGCGTTATATAAAAAATGCAGACCTGAGCATGACGTTAATCTTGTCTACGTAGTTAAAGATGATTTTAAAATATTTAATAAGACCAACTGCGGTGATTTAGAAGATGAGAACTTAAATAATTATTACGAGCAGCTAATCAATATTTTTAGAAGAAGAGAACGATTGCTGATGCGTTATGCAGACGAAACCGACAAAGAAAAAGTAATTAAGGAATTGGTTAAAGATGTAGATCCACAATTTGACCACGCCTTCTGTTGGAATATTGGAAATGTCTTTGTTCAAGACGCTAAAAAATTATGGAATTGCTGAGGTGTTAAATACTATGGAAAACAATAACGATAAATTAGTCAAAGCTATAACTGAATTTAAAAAGATTGCTGCTGATACAGCGCAAAAAATTCACGGCAAAGACTACAATTTAGTCAGTACCAGAGTTGGTATTGCTAGAAGAGTGCTAGGTACTTCATTGGATCTAGTCGATCAAATAATTCACCAAGACGATAAAAAAGTGATTGTTCAAAGCGATGCTTTTATTGATGGCAAGCACGTTGCTACTGGTCTAGCAGAAGAAGTTAGAGGCCAGTCGCATATCAATAAAACAAGCGCCTTGGAAGTAGCTCAAACCAGCGCCTGGGGTAGATGCCTTGCTGCTTGTGGTTTATCTAACGATAATCTAGCAAGTGCAGAAGAAGTCTCAGTAGCTATTGAAGCGCAAGATCGTCAATTACAAACGGCTCTCCAGGAGTTGGAAAAAGTCTCTCATCCTGGAAATTACAAATCTTGGATAACCAAACATAAAACTATGCTTGAGAAAACCAAGGCTGCTAATCCTATTGCTTACGGAAAATTCCAAGAGCGATTTACTGAGCTGAAATCAAACCTAGAGACTAAAGGAGTGTTAAATGGCTGACGGTCAAGACACTAAATCATATGGAACTGCTATTGTTAATACTAACAAAGCAAGTCCTAAATCGTACGACTTAAAAGGTACGATTGAAGTTGACGGAACTAAGTATCGTTTCGGAGCTTATAAATCAACTGCATCTGGTAAAGGTAAATTACCAGAAGGCGCACCGTACTATTGGATGCACCGTGTAGAAAAACTGGAGATGAACTCTGAAGGTGAGAGTTTCGATCCAGCTGCATTGGAGTAATAAATGGATACGGATAAATACAAATCCATAGCGGTATCAATGCCAGTCTATTTGAAGCTGAAGGAGTTAGCAGAAAAAAAATTTGCTGCTCCAGTCAGCATGGCAAAGATTGTTGAGATGGAAATAAACAAATCTTATGACGAGGAGTTTCCAAAAGCAAATGAGCATCGACCATAAGATAGAGCATATCCGTAAAGTGAAGCAAGCAGAGTATGGAGATTTCGGTCGTAATATGGAATTGATCGGAAAATCCTGGAGCGCTCTGCTTGATCTTCCAGCACCTATTCCAGCTGACAAGGTGTGTTTAATGTATGCGTCTGCAAAAGTAATAAGAGCAGCTCATTCATTTAAGGAAGATAATTTTATAGATGCGCTTAACTACCTAAATAAAGCTGAAGAATTGAGATTTCACTTCGAGTAGCTATGAGTAGTCCAGTCTGGGAACACTACGAAATAACTGCTGAAGATATTGAGTGTTTAGAACAATTCGGTGAAGTTATGGATTTTCCTTCAGATGTTGCTGCAAGATTAATAACAAAATTAGCAAATCAAAATAAAAAATTATCAAGTCTAATAGACTTACAATCAATCGATGAACCTTGGAGTTAAAATGACAACACAATTAGAAGAATTAGAAATAACAAAAATAACTTATGACAGTTATTACAATTACCAAAATTTTAGCAGTGATGAACCTACTGCTAGGATCAATAGAACACCTTTTTATGTTAAGTATGAAGAAGGAGTACCAGCGTTTTATTTTAGGTACCAACATACTTTTAAAGAAATTTCTATTGAGGCGTTTCTAACTAACTGCGAGCAAAGTCGGATGTTTGATATGTCCAACTGGAGGCAGCAAGTAGAAGCATATTTCAACCAATCAATCGAGGAAATACAATGTCAAATCGAGGAACAACGGAAGATGAAAAAATCTTCAACCATCAATTAGGTAAGAATATTAAATACCTAAGAAAACAAAAAGGTTTTACGCAAGAGCGTTTGGCTAGAGTTTGTGATGTGAAATTCCAACAAATACAAAAGTATGAAGCTGGAAGAAACTCACCTCATCCATGCGCATTGGTGAAACTAGCTCAATTTTTAAAGGTAAGTTTAGATAAGCTATGTAGTCAAACACTGATAGCTGATGCTGAGAAGTTTAAGAATAGAGTTAAAAGCTTAGAAGTAGCTACTGTAGATGGCGTAGGAATACCACTAGAAGGTATGAACGCTGAGATAGATGCTTTAATTGCAAAAATGCAAAAGAACTCCGACAGATTTATTAAGGACCAGCCACTGGTATTTAAGTTTGATAAGGAGGTAGATCCATGGCTGTAATAAAAGCTAACAAAGTAGAGTTTGAAGTAATCAAACAAAATGTAAATGGAGCTGCTGCTAGGTATCTGATTAAGTTATCTTTTGAGCCTACCCAGTATGAGAGCAAAGAAATCGTAAGTCTTATACTGACTAATAAAACTCCATATATAACTTTTGCTGAAGAAGATGAGCGTATGATGAATGTACTGCAATGTTGCGGTCCTGATGGTCATACAACAAAACCATTTTTACCACCAGAAGAAGTGTTTGGTAAAGAACCAACAAAAGAAGAATTGCTTGATGCTATCATAGATGACGAAAACCAACTGATGGCCAAAGGCAAACTAACACCTGAGGATGTTGAATGGCGATCAAGAAAATAAAATCAGGTGAAGCTACCTTTACA